GTTTTGCCATAATTTCTTCTTTATGGCTCAAAAATCTCTTGAAAATCCCTGTTTTTGAATTAGTTGGCCAGACCTTGACCAACTATTTAAAAAGGGTGCCAATGTTGGATTTCTTTGTGTCAACAAAACGGAAATAAGACTTTACAACTATGGCAAAAACCTTTGTACTGAATGACGAAAAGCAGACCAACTCTTATGGCTTTCGTATCATGAATGCTGGAATCAATCTAGACCGATTTAAATCGAATCCTGTGATGTTATCCAACCATTGGAACAATACGGACAACGTAATCGGTAGATGGGAAAATGTACGCATTGAGGGGAGCCAGCTATTGGCCGATGCTGTCTTTGACGAAAATGATGAAGACGCAAAGAAAATTTCATCAAAAGTTGAAGGCGGATTCTTGAAGGGGTGCTCGATGGGCATTCGTTTCAGTTATGAATACATGGAAGAAAAGCCCGACGGAACTTACTGGTTGATGCAGTCAGAACTGTTTGAGGTTTCAATTGTCGCCGTTCCATCCAATGCCAATGCTGTAAAGTTATATTCTATCACTGGGGAGCTTATCGACGATGAGCAGATCACCCTTTCTCTCCAGTCAATCAAGAATTCTATAAACGAAAATTCAAATAGTACTATGTCAAAATTATTATTAAGTGCAGTCACTGTGGCCACGTTGATGGGCTTCGGGCTGAAAGATGCGGAATCCCCGTCGGATGTTGATAATGCAGTAGCAAAATTGAAAGCTGAACTC